TCTTGTTGAAATTCTAAACTGTATGTACAGTTGTTAATAACAAAAGGTGTAAAGTTAGATGGTACAGAAGTCCATACACCTGGTACATAAGTTTTACCAACGGTGGTTCCTGCAGACTGTTGATTAGTTACAATAGGTACTGTCCATATATCCGCTATTTCTGCAGTAGTGTTATTTTGAAGCCCATTTTCAAGTAAAAAAGATACTAACGGTATACCATCATCTGATGCATTAGGATCTAAAGATATCTCTCCAGGAAGCCACAAATTAGTATTAGCTGGAGGAGTTATTATAATAGTTGAGTTAACAACTGCTGAAGATGAAAAAATGGTATCAGTTAAAGTAAATGTAGATGCAGCACCTCCACCATAAGAGTAAGTTCCAGTCCCTGTCTGTGTAACCACACTTGTTGATGTATTTTCATAAGTACCTGCTAAATATGTTCTTACTTTCTCTTTTACTTGTATATTAGGTATTGTTTGAAATACTATTGGTGTTGTGTTATCTACAAAAGGGTTTAGCATTAATTCACGTTGCCACTTAACATTGTAACTATCTTTCCAGTTTGTTGGAACCTCTCGCCCATCTTGTCTACGCGTTGCAACACCTAAGAGCTCAATCTTACCTAGCCCTGGTGGTGTGTCAGGGTATAGCCATACACCAATTACAATACGACCCGTTTCATCTACAAATTTATTTACATGGTGATAAACTGGATTTTTATTAATATCAGTAACCTGTATAAGTAGTGGTGTGTTCATTTTAAGAAGCTCAGAATTACCATACAACTTAAACATATTTTTACCAGATGTTAATTCAGAAGGTACATCACTGACTCTAAAATATTCTGATTCAAACTGCTTCTCATTAATTAATACTGTCTCATTAAATAATGGGTTAAGTTTACCAACTCGGCGTTTTTGCATTTGCTATCTCCAATATATCTACTTACTCTACGCAAGTATCTAATATAAATATCAACAAATTAATAAATAACGTTACTTATGTTATTTGTTCTGTTGATCTCAATTGTACCATCAACCATATCACGCATTATATCGATATGCGATATTATTAATATAAAATCAAATTGTAGTTTTAGGTAGTCAAATAACATAGCTATTGAATTTATATTATTTGTATCAAGATTACCAAACCCTTCATCAATAGCTAGAAAAGTAGGACGGGGTAGACTTGATATATTAATTAATGCTACTCTAATTGCAAGTGAACTAATAAATTTCTCCATACCGGATGTCATTTCTAAAGGCCATTGATTATCATCACCATACTTAATATATGTCAATATGTTTTTACCATCTACATCAAATAATAATTTGAAATCTACTATTTGTGATAATATATTATTTATTTCTTCTTCTATATATGGTAGAGTGTCTGATATTATTTCATATGGTATTCCATCTCTTTGAATAGCATCAAGATAATATTCATATGCTTTTAATTTTGTTTCAAGGGTATGCGCTTTTTTAATTTGAGCATTTATATTTTTAATTTGAGATTTATGCACTTTAATATTACTATAACATAATTGACATTTTGATAAAATGTCGTTTAACTCTAACTGTAAGCCACTCTCAGAATTACTAAGTTCAATAATCTTAGAATTTATAATTTTATTTTCTTTTATAGATTGTATATTATTATGATAATCTTTTACTTTTTTATTTATTTCGTTAACTTTACTCTGAAACCCGTCTCGTTTTTCTTTAGCTTGATAATAGGCTATTCTTCCTGTATTCCGCTCTCTTTCAATTTGTAATAATAAAGAATTTAATTTTTCTATATTATTATAATCATCAATAGTAGTAGAGTTAGTTTCAATAAATAAATTATGTACTCCTAATTCTTCAAGAAGATTATTAGACTTTATTTTATCTTCTTCTAATTCCTTTTCTAATTTAAATGCATTTTGAATAAAAGGGGTATTTTTACAAAAGTCACATTTTGGATCAAATTGACCAATAGCTTTTAATTTATCTAGCTTATGTGTTACTTCCATTTTTAACCGCTCTCTAGATTCTTCTAATTGAAATATCTTAGTTTTAGTTTCATTAAATTTATTATATTGTTTATTTACACTATCACAATCATAACTAGATAAAACTTTATTAGCTTTTTTAATTTTTTCTTTATTGCTATTAGCTATCTTTTCATCTGATTGCAGTCTTGTATTTATTATTTTTATTTGATTATTTAACCCTATCAGTTCTAGTTCTAGTGAACTAATATTATCTAAAGGTATACGCTTATGTAAAGATTTAGTTTTAGCTAGTACCTGTTTTTGTATAGATTTTATTTGCTTTTCAATTAAAGTTTTCTGTTCTTGATATTCTTTATAGTGTTCTTGATCTCCATCTAACTGTTCTTCAGCATCAGCTAATTGTTGTGAGTAATCGGTACTACCAAAATCTTTTAGTAAAGCTTGTACATCTCTTATCTCTTCATTTGCTAAACTATACAACTCTTCAAATACTGTTATATCTAAAAATTGTGATAATAAGTCTTTTTTTTCAAATTGTGATTTATCTATAAAACCTGTATTATTATTTTGAACTGATAGAGCAGTTAAAACAAAATCATCATACTGGCCTAGGTAGCCCTGAATGTTTTTATCTGTTTCTCTACGTTGCTCACCATTTAGAGATATGTTATTACCATCTTCATCTACATACCAAAAATCAACATCTACTCTAACTTTACCTTTCATCCAGCCTTTACTTATTCGCTTAGCTTTCCTTTCAATATAGTAATCAGTACCATCAATTTCAAAATTTAATTTACAATGAAAATTATGTTTCTTATTATTCATAATATCTGTAGCTAACTTACCTCTACTACATCTATCAAATATACAAAAACATACAGAATCAAGTATAGCAGATTTACCTGCATGGTTAGGAGCAAAAAGCCCAACTACATCTTTAGCTTTTGAAAAGTTTATAGAGTTACCATCCCCATAACTAAACATATTAGAAAATTCAAATGTTTTTAATTTCCATGTTACTGATCTAGTTATATCTTCGTTTTGTAATTGACTATTTAAAGTTTTATTTATATTTCTAATTTGACTCATCATGGTATTATCAATATCATGATTCTTGTCTATATATTCTTTTAATAATTTATTTTGATAATTAATATCGCGAACATCTCTCGTTAAAGTTCTAGATGTAGAAGCTTGACCTTTTATCTTATCTTGCTTTATAATTACTACATCGTTAGCTCTACACTTTTTCTTTATATCTTTTAATAAAGTTTTAACTTCTGCTTCAGTTGTGTTTTTTGTGCGCAATCGTAGTCTTGGATACTTTGGTATATCGTCAATATTAGGTAACACACCATCTTTAATATCTATTGTATAAAATCCATAATTATTAGGTATATCAGTATATTTAGGCTTACGGGTGTTAACATCCCAAATAGCGTACCCATGATGTTTAAAAGCTTCACCAAAGTTTTGTTGGATAAGCGACCCAGGATAACATATAGTTTTTTCTTTATCTACATATTGACGTTTATGAATGTCGCCTAGCAGCGATAAGTCATAACCATTAAATAAATCAGCTGTATATTCATCTCCTGTAACTTCATACCCTATGTCGGTTTTAGATGATTTGACAGGACCGTGAAATAATGCTATTTTTGTATCTGCTTGAAACGTGCTTGCTTTAATAAAAGTAGATGGGTGATCAAAAATACTAAATACTGTAAAGTGAATATTTGCAAATTTATAAACACCAGAATCTTTTAGATAAAATAAGTTACTGTGATTAATATTATTAATTATAGGTGTTAGTGCATCTAGTCTACTAGTGTTATTTAAGTTAGTATCGTGATTACCTGTAATAACAATAGTAGGTCTAATATCAGCTAAGTTCTTAAAAAACTCAGAAGTTATAGCTATTAACTCAGGTGATATATCGGTTTTATTATGTACTATATCACCAGCAACATAAATTAAACTATTTTCAGGCAGTTCTTTAGCTGCTTTATATAAATGCTTAAATACCTCTCTATACTCTCTATGCCTCTGATAATTTCTTATATGTATATCTGCAACATGCAGTATTTTATCTACTTGGCTTATCCCTACATCAACTGTTTGTATCATTCAAACATACTCCCCAACTTTTTTAACATTAACCCACTGCCTGTAATATAATTTGTTATTTGCTTTTTATCTAACATATCACGGTAACCTAAATCAGATGGATCTTTATCTCCTAACTCTATTAAATATACATTAACACCATTATCAATAAAGTACTGACATATATCCAATGCTTTTTTTCTCGCATCCGTATCTAATGCAATATAAATATTTTTTACATTATGCTCAATAATTTTCTTTTTAAGATTATCTAATATTATTTTACCAAATAAAGGTATAGCATTACGCTTAACAGCCATAGCATCAAAAGCTCCTTCAACTATAGTAATAGGTTCGTTCCAATTTATAAATAATTCAAACCCAATAATATCTTTTGATACTTTTGGATTTTTGTGCTTAAATGTTGAATCTTTATAATAACTCCTACCAGTAAAGAAATTTAATTTACCATCTTTATCATAACTAGGTATTATAACCATTTTATCATATGGACCTGATTCGCAATATCCTATACCATATCTAACTATATCCTCTCTAGTTATACCTCTATTTTTCAAATACATAAGAGCATTTCTAAATTCTGGATTTGTTTTATTACCGTTTAATATTAACTGAAATTCTTGTGGAAGGGAAACGTGTGTTTGTGATATGTCCTTTACAGGTACATATGAATCGGTTTGTGTAGCTAAATCTTTTAATTGAGTTATAGATGCACCGATTTTTTTAAATAGAATATATAATTTTCTACCTTTAGCATTACATACCCAGCAATGCCAGTATTGTGTATTTAGATCAACTTCTAATTTATGCTTATGATGATTACATAGAGGACATTTAAACGACATATTATTGCCGGATGTCTTCTTAGACCTACCTAATACAGTTTCAAGTAAACTTATTAAACTCATATATTAATATAAGAAAATATTAGCAGCTATCCAACAATTTCAGTTATTATTTTTTTAACTTCAGCATCAACTATAACATTCCCAAATCTCCTTGGGCCTATACAATCATTATAAAATGAGTCATTTGATGGGACATGAAACCTATGGTGTAAATTTTCTTCTAAATAATTAACTTGTCCTTTTGTCTTACCTAAGATAAGAATTTTAAATTGGAAATGCAACTTACCTAAAGTATTTATATCATTGTTTAACTCTTTAGATGAGCCAGTATAATCTTTCCAGTTAGAATCTTTACGTATTACTTTACGTCTAGTTTTACCTTTAACTTTAACACGACGAGTTGATCCAAAATATTTTCGACCAATATATTTTTTATCTGATTTTAAATTTGTAATTAAGTAAATAAATCCAAAATAACCTTCCGGTGCTTCTAAAAGTTTTTTACCTTCATATAACCAATGACTCATACATTACCATTTCTTGCAAGACCAATAACCTGCTGTAGTTTTATCTTTCTTTTGATCACATTTATGACGAGCTCTAAATGACTTTCTAGCTCCTGGATTATCTTTTTTTATGCTCATACCTTTTTGGCCAAAATTAACTTTTACTACATTTCCTTTTGAATTCTTAACATAGACTTTAAATTTTTTAACATCACCTTGCATAGGCTTGTTTAATTTAACATCGCGACCTTGATACTCACCTTCTTCTACTTTCTGCTTTTTAAGATAATCTGTTAACTTGTTTAAAGCTTTATACTCACTAATCTTTACACATTTATCTTTTCCATCTTCAGTACCTGCATATCTATATCCCTTCCAACATGCTTTACCATCGATACCTTTCTTTTTACCTTCGTTAGCTTTTTTCTTACCACGTTTCATATTTAATTGCCATCTAGCCATACGTCCTTTTTCGCCTTTGGATTTAGCTAATTTTTGTAATTGTGATATTGATGCACCTTTTGGTATACCAACTCGTTTTGAAATACCTTTCCTACCAGGTTTCTTACCATCAATAAAATTTTCATCTATGCAAGAATTACATCCACAACCACAGCCTTCTTTTAATTTATCAATTATACCTTTATTCCACTCATCATCATCTTTCCTAGGACCTCCAGGAACAGTTCCAGGTGGTGTCACACCTATATATTCATCTAATGTTGGATGGTATCCTAACCATACATATTTATAATCACCTAAACCTTCACCATGCTCTCCCCACTTACCATCGGGCAATTCTTCTGCTGTTCTAACTTCTGCTGGGACTATATTATCAGGTGTACCATACCAATACGCTACATCATACCCGCCATCACTTCTCCATTTAACAACAAGGCCGCGTTTATGCTCATCAGTATCTGCCTGCAATACAATCACCTTGTCTGCTGGTAGCTTGATAGATTCGTTTAATATGTTCTTTAGTTTTATCATCTATTATAAATATCTACGTATCAAATTGAACGTTAAAAACAATATCTAAGTCTTTAGGGCTCTGTACAGGATTAGCTAATTTACTAATTGCTAATAATTCATGTTGATCATTATATAAACCAATCGTTGTAATATATGGTGTAAAATCTGAAGATGTAACAAACCCTTTCAACTTGTTGCTATCTTTATCTTCATACTCGCGTGCAGAAGGATTAAATGTTACATTAAATTCTTCATCTTCAACAACACATTTATAATTATGTATTTTATGTTCTGTAGTTGCTTTAAAATTCATAGTATAATCTTCTACCATATTTCTATAGGAACCAGATTGGTCAGTTAATACTGCAAACCCATGGTTATAAAAAAGATTACCTACTATATCAGAATCACGCACGTACAAGTTGAGAGATGTAATCTCCGCTGTTGTTAGAGCTTTATTATATAATCTATAGTTATTTACACTACCTTTGAAAGGGTGTATATAATTTCTACCTGTTTCAGTAAATATTGGAAGTGTATTACTACCAGGTAACGCAACAGTATTACTAGTGTGCTCACGTGTCTTGAATCCCCATGGTCTCACTCCTATAAATAAATCTGTACTAGCATCGAACATTGACTCTGATACAACCGGGTCTACTTTTTCACCTTGTATATTTCCATCTAACCATAATTGCATTGAGCCAGTAGCTACCTGTATAACAACATGGTGCCATATTTCATCGTTTATAGCTGCAGTAGATGTTATAGAAGTTTCTATACCTGCATTACCTCGAATAAATCGTATTTTACCTTCTTCATTTGTTTCAGAAGCATTATATATTTGAAGTTCCCAAGGTACCTTTTCATCGAACATTCTTGATGTTGTAATAACATTATAAGTATTATCTTCGTGCTGTCTATTAGAATGCTCACCTATAGTGGTATTAAGAGGTACCCATCCTCCTGTAAAACTTCCTGTTACAGCTTGTGCAGATGGAGCATATACCCATAGTGATAAACTAAAATCTTCATCCCACCTTTTTTCATTTGTACCTAATACAACAGAATTTTCAATTTGTACGAAGCTATTTGAACCGGTCTCTATACTCTGTGACCCGTGGAATGTAATAAACGTTGAGCCAGATGCTCCATAATCTATAGCCGGATCATCACTTCCCGAAGCCATAGATGCTGTAAATATTCCAAATGTAACGTTTTTACCAACTGGTGTAAACGGACCGTCTGATATATCTACAAATCTACCATTACCTGTTTTGTATGAATGACCAGAGTTTGGATTAGTTGTTTGAAATTTAAACCCATCATTAAAATCACATTTAATAATATAATCACTCTTGTTAAATTTTTTGAATCCGGATAAATCAGCTATATTACTATCCCTTAAATTACCAATACTATCATCATATATATTTGCATAATCACTACTCATAGTAAAAGAATTTTCTTTTATACGATTACCAAAAATTTTAGACGGTATAGATAGTACCATTAAATTACTATTTAAGTTTCTAGTTTGTTGCAGTAAATATTCTGAATCGTATGATTTGTAAGCATTCTCAGGGTCGGTATAATATAGGTGATGAATTGAATCAAATATTTCACGCTTATAATAACCATTTGAACTAGTAGTTTCGAGAGCTATATTAGTACAACTAGGATCACTTATATCCCAATCGCCGTCTGAGTAGTACCCACTATAGCTTACTATACCGTAAGTCCCGGCAGTTGAATCTGTAACAGTCCATGACTTATGTGCAGTATGTATTTTTTTTAGTACTTTAGTTTTGACCGACTTGTATGTAAACATTTATACATCTCCTAATGGTCAAGCTTCACACGTATAGTAGTTTCCCTTTCGAAATTTTTCAATAACGGTTTACTTAATTTAGCAATAGCAAGTAATTCGTTTGAATCATTATACATTCCTACAGTTGTAATAAACGTTTGCGGATTTTGTATAAATGTGCTGTGTAATAGCTGTCCATTTATTTCACCATTTGATCCTGTTCGCTGGTAAGTATGATTCATTGAATAATTATAATGTTGATTTTTAGCTCGTATGAAGTAGTGAGTAGATGATACATCTTCTTCTGCTCTAAGAGCAAAATATTTACCTCTCTTAATAGACCAAAATAATTCATCATTAAATCCATCATCAGTATTTGCAGCTGCTAAAAATGAATGATCAAAGCTAGCTGGCAGACCAGTTGCTGGACCATTTTCTTTTAATGAGAACCCAGGTGAACCTTGAGGGCCAGCATTTACTGAACCTGTCATATAGTTACCACCGAGTGCAAGAATACCTAAATCAGGATAAAATTTACCCCAGTAATGTGTATTACTTGAACCATCAGCAAATATACCACTTGCTTCAGAACCACTAACAATATTATAAACTAAATGTCCATTCTCAACATTACCATCAGATACAGTACTGTCATCTCTTAATTTTAAAGTACCTGAAGCGTATGTATGATATGATGAAGAAAGTTCTAAATACCAGCTTCCTGGATTTACACCTTGTTTATATCTTGCACGATTCATTGATATAAAAAACATATTTTCGTGTGATACTCCATCAGCAGTTGTAAATTGAGCAGTATCAGTTGGATTATCAAGCAATAAATTTCTAAATTGAGAGTAAATAGCTTTAGTAGGTGAGTTACCCACAGACGCTCCTGTTTGTCTAGCTGAACCAGATCCTTTTGCATTACCAGCAGCTACCGAAAATTGTACTTCAGCTGCTGAGTTGGCAGCAGGATCAGCATTATATACTTCATAATGATAAGGGCCTGCGTTTGATGCTGTTTGGGTAGATGATGAGAAAAATGCTACTAAGCTACCACTGTTGCCTGAAAATGCTGTTGATGTAACACCTTGAACTACATTGCCTAATATTATATCCTCTGCATCTAGAATTGTATATGCCATTTTTTATTCTCCTAATCTAATGATGGATCTTTTGCTACTGTAATAGGTACAGTTACTGTTCCTCCTGTATCTATACCTGTTATTGTTAGTGTTGTTGTTTGTGTTTGTGTTAATGCAATTGCAGTTAATGTAACTGACATAGCATTAGCTGTACCTGCAAGTTGATCACCTGTTTGCATTGTCTGATACCCAGTAGCACTAGCACCTGTACCTGAACCAGCCTGATCGACTGACATTTGTACAATATCAGAATTACCAAGAATAAATGTATATCCTGTTGAGTTAGCTCCAGTAATATTTAATGTTTGTGGAGAAAGTACAACTGTCTGACCAGGAGTAGTTAAGCTAATTGATGATTGAGCTATAGTTACTACTGGTAGTATTTGTGTATTTTTTGGTAAAGTTACTAATTTGTTTGTAAGTGCTTGCGTATCATTTGTAAATGCTTCAAGTAATGGTAATCTTTCTATTGCTTCACCATAAAAAGCAGTTCCAAGCGTATGTGATGTATCATACATTGCATAATTAATTTCATCATCACCTAATGCAAATTTTGTTATGTTTAAGTTTCCTTCTGCTAACCGCTGTCTTCCAAGCTTTGTTAACACTGCATCAACTGTTACAGATGAATTATCTAAATATCCCATGTTTATTCTCCTATTGTATATATTATAAATATACAGTTATTTTATTTTAACACCAAAATTTTATGTTTTTCATTAATTCACTTTTAAGTTAGTCGCTGGTGATGTTATGTTACCTGTACCACTCGTTGTAGAACTTCCGTATCCGCCACCTTTACTACCTATAGTAGGTGCAACATTAACATTAATAATATTCGGATTTACTAAATCATAAGCTGCTACAGGACCGCCATCAATAGTATCTGTACTACTAACATTCCAATCTCCTGATTGCATCCTTGTTCCATTTATTAATAATCTTCTCAATGCATTACTTGATTCATAGTTTGGTGTAACATCTACAAACGCTCCTGGAAGTGCTTCTACCTTTAAACTTGATATTTGAGTAGTACCATCATCATCAGAAGCATTCAAAATAAAACTAGGTGCAAAGTGAGTAAAGCTTGCACTTGCAAACGTACCTGCTGCTGGTGTCGTGTAATTACTAATTATAGCGAAACCAGAATCATTAGAACCATTATCTGACGTCCTTAAGTTAGTAATATTGGATGCATAACCTGAAGCAGTATAAGGTACACTAAGTCCAGGACCGGTTGCTAAATTTTTAGCTGATGCAACAAAATTAACCGCTGTTGTACCAGGTTCACCAGTTTCAGCAATTATTTGTTTTAAAGAGCCTGTTAACTGCCCAGCATCAGTAAATAAAGCAAATCCAGCTGAAACACTATTATCATTATTAGTATCAGCTGATGTAATTACTTTTACTGTCATCCTGTATAAAGTATTTGGTTGGTAAGGTAGTGGGTTATTCCATTGAAAATGAGCTTCATCATTACCTGAGTTATTTCCAACTTGGAGAGCTCCTCCAACAATAGAAATATCACCTACAGCTGTATCATCCATAATTCTCCAAGTATCAGTACGCACATTTGTAGGATAATCAAAATGAGTAGGAGTACCAGATATAGATGCTGTAAATGTTCCAAAAGTTTCTTCATAAACAGTTATCCACCCTGAACCTGTTTGATTAGTACTTGGGTCATGAGGTTTATTAAACTTATTAAATGTTGGTATCTGTAAATTTGCTCCTTGAATTTGTTTATTAATAAATGATGACTGTGATACTGTTATTTGAGTTGCTGATTCAGTTGCCTCACCAAATACATTATTTATATAATTACTACCTTCATATAAATTAAAATAATCATTTGAACCGCTTCGTTGTCTTGATGGTGGAGCTCCTATACCTATTAAAGCACTTAAAGTTCCAAGTTCAGAATTAAAATATGTTTGTGAGCTAGGTAAAGAACCGTTTATTGCACTACTTGTAGCAACAGCTATACTACCCGTGTAAAATACTATTTCACGTGAAGCAGATACTGGAACAGCTATTTTATGTCTTTCAAGTATGTTAGGACGGATATCTACTCCGACAACTGCATCTGCTCTTGCAGGTATCATATCTTCTATCTGCTTAAATAATCCTTTATTAAATGAACGTAAATATTTTATAAACGCTGCAACATTTGTACCACCAGTATATTTTTTAAAATATAAATTATTAGTATGACGTAGTGAAGTGTATTCTAATTTATATGTATCACGTGGATCACCAATATAATCATCTAAATCGAATGCACCGAATTGCATAGCTATATCTGTATCAATTTGATCGGCAGGTGATAATACTACATCTACATCTTCTGAATCTAAAGGATTAGAATCAAATGATGATTGTTCATATGATTTATCTCTTGCAAGTTGATTGTTACGTAATGTATTATCTTCTATTCTAATTTTATTTGCATGTCTAGAAGGACCTGCAGTATGTGGGACCTTAACAAAATATGTTTCTGATTTAACTGCATAAGGATCACCAGTAAACCCGTTAAATAAACCACCCTCACCATCTGATGCACTAGTATGCTTTAAATTATTTGTGTTAGGTAAAGAGCTTGTTACAGTTGCATTTGAAGATGTAATATCAGGAGTTCTATTATCTGTACCTAATGGTAATCTAATAAGTAAATCATTGTATGCCATTTCGACACTTGTACCTACAACTGATATTGGTGATAATGTATGAGTATGGAATGTATCATCATCTAGATATTCTGCCCAGCCTCGTATTTCTTGCATTGAACCTGAATAAGATTCAACTACCCCAGATGATCCCGTTTTAGGTTGTGGTCCTTGATTACCCCATATAATAGTATCAGGATTACTCCATACCATTGAATAGGAAGAACTGTTACCAACTACAGTAGCGGATGATGAGTGTGTTATGCGACCTTCAGACCACTCAGCAGCTTTTGAACACCTAATTGTAAAACTCTGTGATTCAGGTGCAGATGGATCTCTAGTTGGAAATTTAGCAATTGCTGTATTACCGTATGGGTACTCTTCAACTCCAAATGATACATTCCACCAATCATTATCAAATATAGGTAAATATTCAGTTGATGCAGATATTGCTGCTTGCCCTTCTGATGCTGAAATCTCAAATACTAATCTCCCATACTGAGCATATGCAGATGCAGACCCTGCACTGATAGCATCTGTCGAATCCCACCCTGCAGCTGAATGAGAGTGCTCTAAGATTACTTGCCATTTAGGACCATATGATACATCATTTAGTACACCTGCTGATTCAGATGAGCGAGCAATATACATATCTTGTTGTTTGCTAGTATCAATACGTACTTCATACATTGATGGCGTTCTAAGATCTGAACCTTGAGTAGTTAATGAGTTTATAGTTCCTGTTGAGCTTGATGCATGAATTATAGAACCAGAAAAATGTCCGTGCACTGTCTCAACATAGCTACTACCACTAAAATCAACTCCATATGCAAATTTTTGTATACTGCGTTTATCTTCTGTGCGAGTTACAGGTGCACCTCCATACTCATTAATATTTAATATTGTTAATGGTACACCATAAGAGTTTAATAATGCTTTTATACCCCTAGCAGTACCTTTTGTTTTCATTAAAAGAGGTAAATTATTTAATATACGTTTCCATGTTTGCTTTTCTATATCTTCAGAGGAATGAGATTCTTTAACAACAAAGGTTAAAGTATCACCTGATCCGGAAGCTTGATATGTACCTTGATCATCAGTACCTAGAGCGTAATCCCATAGATCAGCTGAACTAAAGCCTGGATGCAAATCCCATCCAAATGATTTAGCAACATCAAATAATAGATCTTTTGATACCCCTACATTGACTGATTCATCTCTACCATACGATTCTTCTAATCGTTTGATATGTAAATATAATTCATCAAAATGTTCACCTATCATATCGAAGAATAATTGATAACTATCATTAGAACTTTCTACTCTTATATGCGTAGGTATTATATTACGTAATGATGCTGGGTTTGTTTGATCATATAAAGATGCAGAAACTATTTGACTATTATACCAAGTAGTTGCTTCAGATGAACTTACAGATAATAGAGTATACCCTGCACCAGTTTTAGTACTCGTTGATTTTGGCCATGATGCTGGCAGTATAGTTACTTCACCTTCTGATTCATAAACAGTTTCAGTAGAGTGAGAGGTATAGTAGAGATAATTTTCATATGGATTAAAACTACTTAATACACTATTATGTAATTTATCGAAATTAGATTTATTTTGTATAGCTGTACTAGAACCAGTAACCGAACCATCACTACCTGCAAATCCTAAACCTAACCCATATGATTTAGATGCATAATGCTCCAAGCGTGTTAACTTATACTTAAAGTTTTTTAATCTTTCTTCTGCAGAACTAAAGTGTACAAAATTATTAAATTTTCTAAAATCTACATTAGTTGTAATTAATCCAGAGCCACTTATTATATTATTTTCTAACCTTGCTTTTATACTATCAGTTGAGCCTAATATAGTATCTGAACTTTTTATTGTTGTAGATCTACCTTGTAGTTTAGAGTTATCTTTACCTATTCTTAAATTAGGGCCCCTGAGTTGTTCATATATTATATCTATCTCGTAAGGTATATCTATAGTTACAGGAATTTCAAACGGTATAAATAATGGTCTCATTAACTGTACTATTTGACCTACTGCAAGAGTAGAAGGTGCAGGTACTGCTAATTTAAATATAATAGAATTAAAAGGTTCTTGTATTTGTTGATTTAAAGGGTTACGTTTGTCTGCACCAGGTGTTGGAGTAAACATATTCTCCATCCAATTGGTACCTATTAAATCAAGAAACCCACCTCCACCAGGTCTGTTTACACGTAAATGTAGAGGCCAGATTCTATCTTGTGCTTCAATACGACCACCATTAGGAGTGTTTAAATAGTAACCGGCAAAATTATCTGACGCTAATCCAACATCAAGTAAAGTTTGAATGTCAGGTGGTGTAGAGCCTGGAAGGCTAGATGGAGCTCCTGGAGTAGTTGAGAAAGCAGGTCTTATAACATGGATACCTTGGTAACGCTTAGGGTTATCAGAACCGTGATTTAATCCTCTATTCTTTCTATGTTTATCGTATGTATATACTGATTCAAACTTATGACTTGTTTCAACTTTACAAGTTCCATCTATAGAAAAATAAATTTGTGGTACACCAGTACTAATTGTATTTCCTGAGGCATTTTCACCACCGGGCAACATACCACCTGTTAAACTTATTTCAGCTAGAGTAACATTATCATTATATTCAAACATCCAATACTTACCTTGTAACGGTATAGTTCTTGGTGTTTGAGTATCAATAAACTTATTAAAAGCATCTTCAATTTCTGGTTTAGCTTTTACTCTAATTTCATTTCGCTCTCTTGATATTTCTATAATTTCAAGACCTCTAATAAATACATTATTAGGATCAACTACAGGTGCTGCAGGAGGGGATATGTCTACGTCAGTATCTTTGCTTATAATAATAGGAGCTGAACCATCAGGTCCTTCGATAACAATATCATCTATATCATTATCATCTGCTATATCAGTGTTAAATGTATATATAAAATTTCGGAAACCACTTATTCTAATAGAGTAGTTACCGGTAGTTATATTAAACGTTTGTGTTAATATGGAAAAGGTGTCTACGTTTAGATATCCATTCTTATAAATAATACCCGGTATAAATTCTATATGTTGAATTACAGAACGTATTTCATTATTGTTGTCATCAAGTAAATCAATCTGTATTCTATCCCAGGGCTGAGGTTTGTGAATTAAATTAGCAGCCATACCAGCTACTTGAGTTATTTCTACACTACTTTGCAACCTATCACTAAATGGTGCTCTTGAGAAGACATCTATATTTATTTTTTCAAATCCTGCCATCTAGTCATCCTCTCTAGTATACTTTACAGTACGAACACCTAAATCAATTGGCTGAACAGGTGTCTCAAATTCTATCGTATTAGCATCAGCATCTGAACGACCGAATGAGTAAATCCCTTTATAAACTGTTTGTTTTTTCTTCCTTTTAAATTGAATATGACATGCAATTAAAAATGGTCCAGGCTTTCTCCAGAAGCTATATAACTTAGATTGATATCCTATTTCTTTTTCATCGACTAATAATGCAGATGGATTACCATCTGTAAAATCAGTTACATTAAATTCTGACAACATACTTCCACCACCATTTTTTAGGCGTTCATGAATTGTACCATCTTCACCAAACATATCTGGAAAATCATTCATCGCATCTTGATGCTTAAGTTTATCTGCATCTCCACCTATTCCAAAAAATCCATTATTCCATGGGTCATAAACTTTCTCTCCCCAATCATATTGAAATGCACCTTCATGTTTATCATTTGGATTGTGTTCTAATGTCATGTGAAATTCTGCACCTCTAAACTTACTTTTAGGAACATATTTATCACCATACCCGTCAAATTTAAATCTTATAAAGCACTGTCTTGCACCATATCTAGGATCTTTTTCAAACTGAACTATTCGCTCATTAGTTTCAGTTTCATAAGCATGATATCTACCTTGGTATGTTGATGAAAAATTATTAGGGTCAGATTGACCTCCTATTAAATCACCATCTTGATTATCTATAGCACCATATTTGACTTCTTTAGTAGTTACACCTGCTGAATTATGTGCTTCTACAGTTATTCTTCTAGGTACTAATATTACTCTCTCTAATTCACCTGAATTTACAGGTTGTATTATATCAACTGTTCTATCTACCAAATCAAGGTTTAGAAACCATCCTCTGTGGACTTCTTTACCATCTAGCTTCCATACAATATCTTTATCCGGTACCATTACAGCTTTAGGTTCACCATAAATGTCAGGTTCATAATGACTTATTACCTTTTGTGTGTAAAATATAGCAGGGTCACCTGAGTAAAACATATATGTAGGATCAAGTGCTGTTTCTTCTGGCCATCTATGTATTGAGTCATAAAAATCAGGAAATAAAGCTTGGTTCCCAGTATTAACATCTGTCCTACTTACTGCCCAATCTGTTATCAAGTTAGGATTTGGATCTTTGTTGATATCTACTATACCGCCCCATTTATATAAGCGAGACCAGTTTACAACAAACATATCTAAACTAACTGGTGGTCCAGATGGTAACTGTACAGGATTAGGTAAAAGTTCATATATATCATAACTACCTAATTCCCTAACATTTTGCTCATCATATAGAGCTAAGTCAATAGTACGGCCAATAATATTATTTTCAGGATTTTCATGATCTATATCAAAACCACCTTCACTTACATAGTTAATATCTTGACCACCTTCCATTACTTGACCTGTTTGACCTAGTACAAATAAAGAAGCAGCACCTGCAACTTCACCATAATTAATCTCTGGGATTTCTGGAACTTCAAATGGTGCTTGATATGAACCACTACTTGTTGGATCACCTGCTTGACCGGCTGAATTATTTGTATTACCTGCACCGTATACTGCCATACTACTTCACCACTTTAAATATTGTTTTAGATTTATAATATCTTGTTGCAACAACTGCTGTACCTGTATAGTGATTTACTTTTAACTCTACAGTATAATATCTTTCCGGAAATAGCCCATTCATATCTATATCAAAATAATTCTGTGCATTACCTGTTCGCCCTATATATGTATATATTGGATCATGGTTATGAACATATTCACCTGTTGCATTATCTATAATAGCATATGATGATGATTGCGGTAAGAATCGATTGTATGCATCTCCTACCCCACCTACTTGAGATCTTGCACCTCCTTTAATTGAGGTATCAACAAATATTCTTTCTACTGAATTTTGTCTGTACTCTGGTCGCAGTCTAGGCTGAACCTCTATCTCATCACCTACTGATACAACACTACCAGAAGTTGCTTGGAAAGCATGACTAGCATTGTCATATCTTACCTCTAATCTAGGAGGATAAATTGTATTGGTATTACTTGAATAATAAAATTGTGTTCCATAATCTGTAATATCTGTTTCCTGTGAACCACTTCTCATGACCCAAAGCGCGCCCTTAGGTAAGGTAGTTATTGCAGTGGTATTCCAAAATTCTACTATATCAGTTACATCCACTTCAATATCACCTTGAACATATTTAAAGGATGCGGAAGCTGCACCTGCTGTATCATAAAAGTCTCCACCTGGTGTGCTCCAAGCTGTTGCAAGATCGCTCTCTCCATTTCTATATGTCCATGATACACCATTGGTAGTTATTGGTAAGTTAGTTTTTCTACCTGTACCTCTTGTGAATGATGTACGTACAGCTCTCAGTGCAATATCGTATTCTGCGGCTGCATCTTGTTCTTCAGAAATAAATAGTTTAACAAAATATTTTATATTATTTTCTTCTGCTGTAAAGCCCTGATCTGCCATAGATGCAGATAATGTTTCAGTATCAAACTGTACAATTACTCTTGATCTTGCTAATGCGCCATACGATCCAGATACATCTTTAGATAGTTCTAATATCTCATCATTACCTGTATTCATACTAGCTGTAGCTTCATAAAGTGTTGCATCTTTAGTTGCGTATGTTGTCTTTATCATAATTACTCCTAGTACGTTGTTACTTTACCTTTAATATCTCTGGTAGGGAATTTAATTTCAAATACTGAAGGGTCTAAAGATGGATATATAACATCTTTATATGTTGCATCTTCAATATTATATCTATGCTCAGAGTAATCTCCTCCAACTAAATTAGTTATACTTACGTCAGTTACCGATTGTACTCCTTCAATATTTGCTATACATAAATATATATCTTTCATATATAAAGCACTAGAGAAACTTAAATTATCTATATTATATTTTTCAGATAGTGAATCTATACATCGTAATAATACCGCGTTCGAATTATGCCCTGGAAGGACTGTAATCTCAAAATCAATACCTATATTAACAATGTATCCATCTTTAATATTTATTGCATCTGTTATCATCCTATACTGTGATAAATATGTTCTTAAATTTTCTTTTGCAGCAGTTGGTAATGTTGTTAACTGTCTGTTGCTATTATACCCAAGTATATACATATTAACAGCAAGAGGATTAGATACAGAGACTTCAGCCGATGACATTTGTTCATCAGATGCTACAAAAGCTTTTTGAATAGTACCAAATCGTGATGGCATACTTAGAGCTCTTATCACATAATCTTCACGAGTTACCATTCTATTTTGAGTAGAATAAAATCCGAGTGCATTCTGTCGTACACTCTCTAAATCTTCTGCAGTACCACCTCCTGTTGCAGGCTCTGGATTTGTAACCGCAATAGAATTTAATACTGTTGTACGAGTACCACTAATTAATGTCTTTGTACGATCAAATACTACATCTTTACTTACTACTGTGTTTATAGCATTGGTAGGCACATTAGCTGTTAATCCATACCCTCCAACATATGTTACTGTTAATGTTGTATTAGCTGGAGCTTGACCATATGTACCTGTGTATAAAAAGTTAGATGGATCAAACGATTGATCTAAATTATTTACACCTCCAGGTAAATTAGAACCTACATTTTCTGGATTCGGAACTATGGTTTCATCTTGATTAGCAGAGACACCTGAACCGAATCTTAATTGTATTCTATCATCAGGTGTAACTCTTGTTATAAAACGTCTTTTAACTGTTTTTAATCGCAGTATATATGGCGAATCTTTTACACCAGCAGCACGTGTTGGATCATTAGCTATGTCATTAACTGATTCATCAAATACTGTTGATTGAGCTAAAAATGGAACTTCAGTCCATGAATTTCCATCAGAATCAGTAATAGACTCTATACTTTGTACTCTATCCGCATTTATAATAAATGATGGATACTCTTGAGCGGCTCCAACAGATATAGTAGTTATCCTTCTATCACCACTCAAAGCATTTACGTGTTTAGTAAATACATAAAACTCAGGTCTTCCTGTAGATGTGTTTGACGAGTACACTGCAATATTAGTAGGATCAGCTGAACTAGAAAAACCAAAATTAACAACCTCATTGGTATGATACTTTGTACCATTTGCAGATGAAACTGTCATACCCTTACTTATTACAGGTGTATAATCAAAATCTGGCTTTATATTATCTCCCGTACCTATAGCAGGTACAAGACATTGAACATCCAATTTAACTGTTGCTGGAGATGCTACCTTAGGTTTATATCCAAACGCTTGAGCTATTGAGTATATGTTTTTCTTTTCCGATGCTTTCAACAGCATTGTTTCTTTCATAGCATAATCTGTATAGTATGATAATACATCACCAACATATGCTGCCATCTCTATAAACATTGTTGAAGGAGATGATTCAGAAAAATCCTTTACAGTTGAAGGAAAATAAGTTTTAGCAAATTCTACCAAGTTGTTCTTAAAACCAGAAAAATCTTTGTGAGTGTATCTTATATCTCGTACGTTATTTGTTGTCTTATATGCCATTATTTTTCCACTGTTAAATTTAAAATTGCAGGTGAAGGCCATCCATCTACATCATAATCTACCTCTACGGTTATCTTACTATTATCTTGATCTTCAGTTACAGTTACTACCTGTATATTTACAAATGGCATCCATTGCTGAACTGCTGCTTCTATAGTCTGTTTAGCAGCTTGTGTCAAGTCATCTTCATTTATTGGTTCAAATAAAAGAAAGAATAAATCACTCCCGTATGTAGGGTGCATTGGACGCTCACCTTTCATAGTTAATATTAAATTACGTAAGTTATCATGTATTTGTGTAGCTGTAGTAAAATTTTCATTAGGCGAACCTATCACTAAAGGAAACCCAATACCTACAGGTACGTTTTCATTGTAGTCATTAGGGTATATTTTAGGTACAAGTTTTGCCATTTTTATTTCTTAAATCGTTTTACTAAATCACTGTAATCTCGTGTTAATGCTTTTGTTACTGAAGGATCTACTTTAGAAGCATCTACAACCCTCCCACTATGTCCTTCAAACGCGTTAGGCTTGTGTATTCCAGCTTGCATTGATGCAAAACCTGCTCTTGCGTCAGATGCATCAAACGACTGTACAGTTCTATAATTTTCTGTTTCGGTTTCAGATAATGCTTCTGTTAATGACATTGGTTTGTTAGATTTTGGTTTAGCTGATTGTGACTCTCTTTGTATATTTTTAGAATTTTGTTCTGTTAATATACTGCGCACTTCTTTTTGCACTTCTTCACGTACAATTTTTCTAATCACCTTTGCCAGCTTAGTTGTGTTCATATTTTTATTCTCCGTATTTCTGGTATATATAATAAATATACAGTTATGCTATTTTTGCTTTAAAGCATCTATATTTGTTTTAAGTTGTTGTATTTGTGTTACTATAGAAGATGTATTACTAAACCCGGTCGCATATTCAGCAATATTATTACTAACAGTTGACATTCCAGGTAACCCTAATACTGTTACAGGGAACGTTTGAATCATATTAGTTTGAGCCATATTTTTAACTTCAGTAGCCAAACTACTGACTTGACCTATTAAATCAGTTAGAGTATCTAAAACAGTATCTACATCATGTTGCCAATTTGGTGTACATAATGCAATTGTCTCTTTAGAAGCTAAAATAATATCTGAAGTCTTGCTCCCTAAAACAATTCTATCACCAAAAATTATTACTTGACCATTATCAAATGTATCTCGACTTTGCTGCAATTCAGGTGGTAGATCTACTGGTAGTGGTATCTGTATATGTTGATCTGATGTTAACCATATGCCAGAATAATCAGATTCAAAATGTTCAACAGGTAAGTAACCATTACGTAAAATAGTTATTGGAGACGATACATCATCAGGGCTATTTGACCATGGTGTATTAAGTGCAGAATTTGATCCTGTAAATCTTAAACTCTGACCAAATCTACCCTGTATTACCACATCACCTTCATACAGATCTAACGACCGTATCTCGTAAGCGAATGATTTAAAATACTCACCTCCATAAAGTATCGGATCATCTTCACCACCAGCTTTTGAAAATACTCTGTTAGTAGAAATAGGTAAATGATTTAACATACCTCGGTTAGGAACAATACCGGTATAATACCATTCACCTGTTACACCATCTTTAACACAATGTATTTTTTCGTTAGGTAGTGGTATTGTAAAATGGTGAGGACTTAAAGGATGTACAGTTGTAGTTTCTAGCTTATGTTGATCAGTCATAATATCAGCTAGTATATCACCAATACCTCTATAATCCTCTTCATTTCCAGCTAACACTTCAATAACAGTACCCATTGCTGTGTCAGTGTTAGAGTAACTCTTCTGCCTGTCAGTAGATGTCATTTTACCAATACTTATCTCTGGAAACTCTTCTGAATCTGTATACTTTGACATTATTTTGAAACTCCAACGCGACCAACCTCTGCAATTAGTTGTTCTTTTTCTGCATCTGTTAACATTAAACCACCCTCACTATTACCTGTACGTAGATGAGCTTTTTGAACTATAGCTGCCATTTTAATTAATGCTTCATCATTTTTAACAGCTATTTCCATATAATCCTTAATTAAAGGTACTATTATAACAGCATCACCTATATTTTTAATCATAGGCTTTAACTCTGTTATAAGTATTTGTATTTGAGTCTCTTTACGCGTTGAATTAGTGTATATATCTTTCAACAAGCTTTCAAAAGTTTTACCCTCAAATATTTCATCTTGATTTTCCTCACTCATACTACTCTCCGTACTTATAAATATAAAGAACAAAAAAAAAGGACTGATTTCTCAGCCCCGTCTAATATGACTTATTCCGATATTTATATATCTTTATATATGATCCATAACCTTTTATATTCTTGTTTCAATATATTTACTACCCGGGTTATGTATTGAGTTTTTACATTTACCATCTCACGTACCATTATATAAAGTGCTTTCTTATTATAAGTTTCTATATTCTCACACTTTTTAAATATTTCTAATACTGCATATGCAATAGGTATATCTCGTTTATACTTTATAACTGTATCAATATTTTCTTCTACATGCTCTATAAATAAGCGATAAAAATCTTGAACTGCAGTCTGATGATCATTTCGTACTAGCTCATTTACTACATTACGCTGATTATCAATATCCATTACAGGTGCTTTACCTTTCTTACGATTATAGTGTTTATAATTATTCTGTATCAGATAATTTTTTGCTACTATACTGAAGTAGGAAAATGCTTTACCTTTATCTTGCGTATATTTTGGTAATTTTTCTAATAAAAATGCTATTACTTCATGCTGCACATCTTTAGTAGCTGAATCAAAATGATAGAACTTATATCTATGTATTAAATTTTCTGCCATTTTAAATAATGGTCTGTGTATATACTCATTAAATACCTTATTACGTAGAGAATGACTACCTTCACTATTGTAAGCAATAATTGCATCTTCAGTATCTTGGGTAAAGTAAAGCTTATTTTTTCTAGGTCTACCTCGCTTTGGTTTAGACTCCATACTAGCACTGTGCGCAGCTTCTACTTTTTTTACTTCTATACCTTCATAAAATAATACTACAGGGCTACTTTCCATCTACTTCTTCTCCAATATACTTATTACGAAGCATATCTATCTCTTGTTTTAATGATTTAAATACATGACCTACCTCATCATCAGATTGGAAAGATCCTTTACTATCAATAACTTTTATATCATTGTATGTTTGCTCGATAGCAGTTAACACATCTGCTAAAGTTAGTGATACATCTGTTAACTCAGTATCTAACTTTTCAACTTTAACAAGTAAGTTTGCACAAGCAAAGCACGCGCATATGAAAAGTAAACTTAATATAATTATAAACCAGATCATTACTTTGTATCTCCAAACAGATTTTTAAACAAGTCTTGAGCTGAATCATTAGCACCACTAACCGTTTTGCTGTTATAAGCTTTACGCGCTACCTTTTTAGATTCTTTAACCGATGTAGTATTACTACCCTTCCACGTCTCGTATTCTATCTGAGATGCCATATGATCAGCATGGTGGAGAACAATAGGTAGATTAACTCTCATTCTAGATTCAGGTCTAAACGCTATAAAGTATGGTTTATTAGAATCGTCATATAATCCATCATGTAATTTAATTCCCATCATCTCATTTTGAGTAAATTTAATATCAAACTGTTGTAATAATAATAGAGATCTATCTGGTATAGACATAAATGGTATATCGGGATTTATTTCATATATCTTACCTTGATTTTTTCTATGCCAGTCTGAAGGATTAGGTCTATACATTTCTAGTTCTTTTGTACCTACTTTACCTAAATCATGATTAAGAGCAGCAAATATTAATTCTTCACGTGTATATCCACTACACTCTGACCCTAATGAAGTCCACATAGTGTGATTAGCATCTGCGATTTTAATAACCCTGAGTACGTGATCTACATATCCACCTGCAAAGCAATTATGGTAATGCTCAAAACTTGATGCAGGCATTAACATCATCCTCTCTTCAAAGTATGTGTACATCTCTATTAACTTATCTTTACGTTCACCTGTAAACTCTGTATCTATTACTACCATTAACTCTTGCCAGTTACTAGCTATCTGTGTTTCATCTAAGTGCATATGTTTCCTCTATTTCGTTTTCTACTTTATTCCAATATCTTACTGTACGTGGATTATTAATACCTCTAGGACCACCATTCCAATTCCGCGCGATCTTTTCAGGACTTGAATCTTTATGGTGAAAGTTTTTCCAAACATAAAACATTTCAACTGACTTACCACGACTCCAGCGATCTTGTAATGTAAATCTCTTATCCTGTTCGCGTATCTTTAATATACGATTTACCTCTCTCAACATAATAGGACGTATCTGTAAACAACCTACAGCTTGCTCTGAAGCACAATATGCTGAACTATCACCTTCGCTTTCAACTTGTATCATAGCATTAATTAAATCTTCTTCTACAATCTTTGAACGCTTTTCAATAGTATCAGATATTCTTTTTTCTAATATAATTTTTTCATGATGTAAACTATCTAACTGCTGCAAGCATTTAATATGAGTAATTAATGCTTGGTTCTCAGCTTCCAACTCTTGTATAGCTTCATTAGTTCGTGTTGTATATATTAATATTACACTGGCAATAGTAAATACTACAATATAAAATAATAACTTACCTCTGTCTGTATTGTATGTATGCATGTTAATCGTTTAAAAGTTCTTTATTTAATAGCGTTGAATCATTATAGTATGTTTCTAATGTATCAAGTTTATCTCTACCTGCCGTTACATTATCTAAAGCTTTCATTGCTTCTTCTAGAAAATGCTTAGATGTATGTTCACCAATTGCTGTCGCTTTAGTAAAACACATATCTAAAGTTAGTAGACCTTCATTAATTTCAGCTTCACACTCACTCTTAAGTGCTTTGTATAATCGTTCTTTATGAGTCATATCTTCTCCTATTTTATTATTTATTACAATATAAGAAAAATATTTCAATACTACAACTATTTTACAAGTTTTTGCTGCTTTTTTATTTCTGAGGTAATTCGCTTAATATCTTTTTTGTACTTAGCTGACTTTAATTGCTTTTTTAGCTTATGGATTGAAGCAAGTGCATTAGCTCTTATTCGCTGCTTCTCTAATTTTGTCACTCTTGGTTTAGGTGGTTTAGTTTTTATACGTGTAGGCTTTATGGTACCTTTCAATGTAGGCTGCTCCTTACCTCTATGATATACATTACCATCTTTATCAACAAACTCTTTCATAAAAGCCCAACCTCTAGGCTTACCGGTAGGTTTATAACCTGTTTTCATTTCAAATGGAAATTGCTTATTATAAGACTCTCTAACACATAAATGACAAGTTACTGCTGTAGCTGTTTCACTAACCTGGGTCATCTGACCACACACTTTGCATTCCATGTATCGTATACCATTTATAACCTCAGTATAGTAATCTACTTTCTCTTTCTTTGCTTTCATATATTATATATATATAGTAAAAATAAAAACCTGTATTAATCACTCATGTTGTTCATATCAAACACATAGCTATGTACCTTGACACCATCGTGAGTTTTTATTCGATGCTCATATGAGCAGTTATTATTATGTGTTTTAATTATTCTATCTCTAAACATATCGAGTGCTTTTAAATTAGAAGAGCTTATTGCAATAAACCCATCAAGCATTTCAACTTTTGTTTCAGGTTCATTTCGATACATATCATCTGGATGTAGTTTGCTACCGCCTATTGCTTTATAAACATACTGATCGAGTTTTTCATCTGTAATAGATGCTAACCACTTATAAAATATTTCAGGCTTTTTATATAGTGCCTTATCAGCATTATTGAGCATGTTCCAAAGCACGTGAGGGTTAGTATCAAATTTATTGACCATTGTTTCAAAACGATCTAAATCACTTGACGATAGAGATTGTATATAGTTAATTAGATACTCTACACGGTTAACATCTTTTGTATCATTCAACTCTTCATCATCTAAAGATATATTTCCGTTTAATATATCAGAAACCTTTTCCATCATACCTCTAATAGCCTTGGTATCAAATCCATTGACAAACATATCATAGTCTTCTTGAGAGTAATCAAAAAGATTTAGTTTAGAGTTACCAGCTAAGATATCATCAATATCTAATCTAAAATTATCATCAATATTTTCTTTCTTGTTGTATCCCATATCTTATTATAAATATCTATTTACCTTTTAAAATACTCTGAATATTTAGATGATTCTTATAAATTTTATTTACTTCTTTTAAGTCTTCTTTATCAATTTGATTACTAGATAACACCTTATGCTTAATATCAAACACTCTCTTCTTATCTCGAACATATTCAGACTCTGAAAAGTTATTATAACCTTTACTGTTCTTTATGTTATCCTTTATCAGAGATACTACGGACTCGAATTTATGAATATGGTCGCGCACTTTAATTAGATCTTCTACAGGTGAGAATGCTGCTAGAATATTCTCTATAGAACTAGCTGCTTCAGGATTACGCTCTCCAAGATCACGTAAAGCATCTGCATGCTCCTGCTTCTTTAACAACTCATCAGCTAAATATGTCAACCTCTTCTTCTTGTCCATAGTATCCCCTAATAATCTTTTATATTATATATCAATAATTAACTAAGTATATTTTTATTAATACTATTTTTTAATTACTATTATTATATAATATATTTAATATAATAAAAATTTACCAGAAAGGCAACTTATCTGACAAAAGGTTGAGATGCATGCATATTAGTTCTACCCATACGTACACCTACATTGTAAGCGTGCTGTGCTTCTTTAAGAGTCTCAATAAGTTTATTTGTCTCTGAAAAGGTTAACTGATGGTTAGAATTACCAATCCATAAATTACCAATAACCGGTCCATTAGCCTCCCCTACAGGTTCTTTATCCCAGTCATGCTCAAATGTTATAGAGCCCCATACTTTACCATAGCGTTGTGGATTAAACTTTCTTTTTGAATTAAAACTTGTTTTGTGTTTTTGCTTTCTATCGTAAGCCATTTTGAATTTAGCAGTTAAGCTGCAAGCTATTTATATTGTCTACTCTATTAGGTTTTCGACTTCCCCTGTCCTTTATGTTTATCTTTCCTAGTGTACTTCTTCTTGTTACGGTATACGTTAGGACGCATCGCATCATAAATATCCTTTATTGTTACCTTAACCTTTTTCATATAATTAAAACTGTATCATATCACGAAGTACAGCACACTTCTCATATTCCTCTCGCTCAATATAATGCTCTATCATTTTATTAAGTACGCTACGCTGCTTCTTTAACACGCCAGGTACTGCTACCTCTATACCTTCATCATGAATTAAATCATATAGATCATCAATTAATGAACCAATAAGATTATCAGTTAATTTCTCTAACTCTTCTAGAGTCACTCTACGACCATTAATGTACATATTTATTTATTTTTTTAATTAACTCTTCATCTGTAACACCACTCTGAAATAATACTACAATCTCTTCTGACTCGTTATCAGTTGTAATAATAGCATCTGGTGAGTCTAGATATGAACGTACCGCATCAATACCACCTTCCTTAAATCTTATCTTTACCAGATCTAAATTTATCCAACGTTTATGAAACCCCACTATACACTTTCTCCTTGTAATTTAAACACCTCAATAATATCTCGTATCTGCCTACGCTGAGCTCCGTCAATCATCTCTTCATTAAATCTATTATCAACCGTACGCAAAGCTCTATCTATATCATAATCTACCCAACTCATAGCTTCCTGCAAAGCTTGATCAAACGCCTCTCTAGTAAAAAGTATACCCGGTCTAGCAGCTCGAGTACCTAGTTTAACTTTTCTAGCTGGCTCTTTACTACTACCTCTATACAACATAGAACCGAACCCGGTACGACCTTTACCCTCGAGACGCTTTAAATACTTTTTAGTATCATCATTCTTTATTACCTCTACCTCTGAGTAAGTAGTCTTACCAGTTATAACAGTACGTACAACATTCATCTCAACAGAAGAACATTCAACGCACTCTTTAGTACCCGGCAAGGCCTTAAGCCTCGCCTCAGGTATAGCTTCTAAACATCTTCTACACTTTTGCATAGCTAGTATTATCTTTATTATAATTATTAGTAAAACCTACCATCTCAGCATCAACGGCAGGTACAAGACCATCGTCAAATAACTCTGCATATGTCTCATGCAGTTGCCAGTTCTCCATACACTCTAGATCTCTATCGAAATCATCTTGCACATCTTGAATAGTAAACCCATCACCGTAACCGGTAACAGTAATACCTTTAGAAAGATCTTGCATTACTTGATTAGCATTAGGCCAATCTGAATCAGTAAAGAGCATCCCTTCTTGATCTTCTTCTAGATAACTAATGAAATCCACCTCTGCTAATTTGAATGCATTATCCCAAGCAGATTGAATATTTAATTTTAATACTTCTGCGACTACATCATTATGATCATACATTTCTTTTGAATGAGGTTTAGTAATTTCGATTCCGTACTTAAATTGAGGAGTTTTTTTAGCTTTTGTCATTTTGTTTATTTTTTAATTATTATTTCTTATTTCTTATTATACTTAAATATACGAACTATATATCGTAAAAGCAACTTTTTTTACTATTATTTTAATCGTTATGTCTCCATTTTTTGACCTCACGTTCACCATACTTATTATCAAAGATTATTTCAATAGCTGAAGCCATATTATTAAATTCGCTATACTCATCCCATGTTATGAGGTCATCCATATTTGCACAAGCCATATTCCATTCTGTGTCTAGTAATCGTCTGTAAAGTTTTCTGTCGTTGTTCATATTTAGGTTTTAATTATCTCTCTTTATATAATAAAGATACGAACAATACTTCGTTAAAGCAACTTTTTACCCGGTTATTTTCAAAAAAGTTTGCAGAGGGCAGGTGATGAAGTGAGCGCAGCGAACGATGCCCCGAGAATGCCACGAGAAAAAATCCTACCGTCTATTGGTTGGTCTATGGTGTTAAGTGGTCGCCTATATATGTGCTTAGCTCTGTCTGTGAGGGATAAGCTAACCTAGCTTTACACGTATCACACTCCCAGCGATAATCTTTATCTTGTGGACATCTTCGAATGTGTTGCTGTGTATGGCTGCATTTGCTTTGTATATTGGTTAGTTCTGCTTTCAATTGTTTGCGTTGTGTTTGTATATCGTCTGCTCTTGACATTACTTGATCTCTCTAGCATGTTACGGGGACGCCTATCTCCTGAAATCCTCTACTAGATTTCTTATCTGGCCATTGCACTGACCTATCTGATGTTACTGCACGTTCTACGTATGTGCATGTCTCACCTGCTTTAAAACCTTTCTCTTGGAGTAGAGGTAATGTGGCCTCTAAACACCAGGCATACACTGTATGGTCTGGATACGTAGTTACTACATATCCCCAGCGTGTTTCCCATAACGATCTGAATACACCTTCCCTGCGATGATCTGGATGAACCCATGCATCTAAGAATTTTATCCGTTTGTTCGGTTCTTGTTGCATGAAAATGTGACCTACGGTCTGGCCATCTACGATAGCCAACCAACCTTCTAGGCCCTGTGCATGGGTACGGAAAGGTGTTATTGTGTGCATTAAACGTCTCCTGAGTGAGTTAAGAGAGCTCGTGTAGCTCTCATGTATATACATATCATGTGTCTCATTAAACAATGGGGCTATAGCATAAAAAAGTTGCCTCAATAGACACGTCACTTACCCCCCACCCAACAACCCCAACCCCCTATGATTTACCGTAAATGTTCCGTATACGCGAAGACCTCACATCTCTGCGAGGCCCTCTAGCACACACACTATGCTATGTTTTTAATTGTTATCTGTATCTTCTACATTGAATAGATCATCTGTATCGGCATCCGTAGGGATATACTTCTGAACTAATTGCTTGACAAACGTTCTTTCACTATCTAGACCTCCGGCGTTGTCATACTGTGGATATATAAGTACCATTGCTGACTCCTCTAATGTGAATCCATCATATATAAGTCCTGCCATCTCAACTGATGCACGTGTGCTTATATGTGTACTAATACGAGGTGCTTCTGTTCCCATCTCCGTACGTGTATCGGCAACTATACCAGCGATGGCATCTATTGACTCTGTATCTAGATTAGGATAAAGGTATCGCAAAAGCTCAGCTTCCTCGGTCTTATCTAATACATCCATCTCTACTATTATGAATCTATCTACCAGCGCTCTATCCATCACTCTAGTGGCCGTATACTCGTTTCCTATATTCGCAGTAGCAATGAAGGTCACCCCTTTTGCAACTTTTATCGTAGGAGCACCTTCTGCTTCATCTAAGCGTAAGTACCTTTGCCCTTCGTCTAACACAGTCATTAGTATGTTGTGTGCCTCAGGATGGGCTCTTGATAGTTCATCTAATAAGATCACGGCATCCTCAGTCTGGATAGCCTTAACAAACAGCGCTTCTGAGAACACTGTTCCATCTTCTTTATTGAAATGAGTATTACCTATAAGGGTAGCTCTCGGATCTTGAGTAGCTCCTAAATTGAAATAGAAGTCCGGTCTATCTAATGCGTTAACAACGCTCTTAGCAGCCATTGTTTTTCCGCAACCAGCAGGACCAGTCATCATAATATTTTTGCCTCGCATGGTACAACGCATCAAGTACTTCCACTTGATATCAGCCATCTTCATAACCTCAGGTCTCAACTCAGGAGACTTCTGAATGAATGACATTAGTTCAGCTTGCTCCGATGGAACATCCTCCGGTACGTTCTCTTTCTCAACCAAGCGATTGAAAGTAGGCTCATTTATTTTAGTCCACTTACCATCTACTAGTACAAAGCTCATACCATCATCGAATGCTTTCTGAGCAGTATTCTTCCATAACGTAGGATAATCCTTACCTGCTACATTGAACGGGATATTATTTCCTTTTGAATCTTGAGCTTTTAAGGAGCCTTCAACCTGTAAAATTCTAACTAACATATTGTGTGTGTTTAATTAATTAATATACTTAAATATACGAACTTTAATCCAATAAAGCAACTGTTCCTGCAGTTATTTTCCCTTTATTTTCTCTTTTTCGTCTCATCTTATACTTAAATATAAGAACTTTTTATCGTTCTAGCAACTATTTCCCCAACTATTTCCTAGAAAAACACAACCTTTTTCGTAGTGTATATCGGTGGAATATATGCGTCGGAGTGAAAATCTATAGGAGAGACTAAGGGATATATAGCAAATTTCAGGGGCTCCACACACATGACCATTACCTTCTTCATTCCTTCAGACACAACACAGTACATATATGCATATATACGTATATTATCTCCCCTGCAATACTACATACACCTGTAGACTACACCCTGTCACCTCTCATGTGAGAAACGCACTCCTTTGGGCCAATAACCATACGCCGCTCGAAGGCCTGCTTCCAATGCCTCTCTATTCGCCGCCTTCTTATGACCTGTGATATCAGTTAGAAGTTTATACTCATGTACC